GTATTTAGCTCGACAAAATTTAGGAGTCATAGATGCCTTCGTCTGACTGTTACGCCCAAGGGTGTATAAATAATCTATAAAGCGATAAGGGCTGGCTCATGGCAAATGTTAATCTGTACCACTATCCACAAGTAGTTCAACTTTCTCAACCGGGAGCCATTAGTTCGGCTTCCGTGATGAATCGCAGTGATTTCAGTATCTTCAAAAACGTAGATAACGACGTAGAATTTCTAGTCAAAACTTATGATAATAAGCCAATTGACCTAACCGGAAAGACTATTACTATTTACGTTGTTGATGCCAGGGATGATGCGTTAAAGATACAAAAAGAGCTTAGTTACAGCCCAACGATGGCAAAAAAAGGCCATGCGCGTTTGACACTAGTGCTAACCGATATTGCCGAGATAGATCCTGGATACCTCTATTACAGCGTATCTGTTACCGATATATCAAATAAAGAAATTCTTTTGTATACTGATCATTCAAGAACAGTACAAGGATTCTTTGAGCTGCAACCCGGTCCACTTCCTGGTCCACGTAAGGCTATAGTTATTTTACCTGATGACTTTTCACAACAGTCATGGGGTTCTGATACGTCAGTATCCAATTACTTAGTTGCCCAGCCATATCCCGGCGCTGCCCAAAGTGATAATAGAACAGGTGTTCATACTGTTGCAGTGTACTGCGACAACTACAGCGGCTATTTGAATATACAAGCCAGTTTGGAAAATGCTCCACCGTCAGCAATGGTGGAATGGTTCAATGTTGATATTGGTAATGAATATCATTATGACTGTGGACGTTGCTTTCCAGTCGATCCAAACTGTCCGCCATTACCTAGCTGGATTCCAAGCAATCCGCCAACACCACCAACACCACCAGTGGTACCGTGCCCACCAGGCCCACCGGCACCATGCCATGAGCATCGATTCCATCAACCTATATATAAGTTTATATGTTTTACTGGAATTAAGCAGTTTAGTTTTGTAGGCTCTTATATGTGGCTTCAATTTATTTTGAATGCCAGTCCTATCAATCACGGTAGCGTTACAAAGATTTTGCTTAAGAATTGACGGTGTAAATACCAACCCATACAATATGGGAAAGGTACATCGTCAACTATGCAAACAATTCAATTGATAAAGGCCACATATGTGGCCTTTATCATCTATACATCACAATCGAGGAGCGTTTAATGGCCTTGCTCGAACTAAGAAATGCACTTATACAGGGAGGTCATGCCGCAGTTCATGACCCTGAACTTCTAATTAATACGATTAGAAAGAGTATTGTTGGGCCAATTAAGCGCAACAGTAATGGTATCAATATTAATTGCCCTATGTGTATCTCAAGAGGTGAAGCTAGACCGGATACCAAATTTAGATGTGGATTACGATTCTTCCCTGGTGGTAGTATCGCTATTAACTGTTTTAACTGCCACCTATCTACACGTTGGAGCCCTGGTCTATTGTTGAATGCCAATATTAGATCATTTCTGATTAATCTTGGGATAGACTCTGCCCAAGTTAAGCAAGTGGTAATGAATGCTTTATGGTTGGCAAGAAATGCCGAAACACAATTTGTATCAGAAAGTCCTATCTTTCTTCCACAATTTCCTGAAGTAAAACTGCCCGACCGGGCAAAGACGATTTCTGAATGGGCACAAACTGGCGAATCCAGTTTGGACTTCCTAGAAGTCGCACAATATCTCATCTCACGAGGAGATGACGTGTTTAATGCTAGTGACTATTACTGGACACCAGATATTAAGCATAGTATGAATAGGCGTGTTATCTTGCCATTCATACATAAAGAGAAAATCGTAGGTTACTCTGGTCGTATTATCGATGAAGGCTTTAAAGGCCCGAAATACTATTCAGATGTACCTGCGCATTACTTGTTTAACAATTCTATGATAGAACGACCACGCAAGTTTATAATACTTGTGGAAGGCGTGTTCGATGCATTGGCAATAGAAGGTGTGGCCACACAGGGCGCTAAGCTCTCCGAGCAGCAAGCGTATTGGCTAAAAGAATCAGGCAAACAAATTATTGTGCTCCCCGACCGTGATGCGGCGGGTCAGAAGCTCATCGATCTTGCTTTACAGCATGATTGGATGGTTAGTTTGCCAATGTGGGATTCTGGCATTAAGGATGCTAATGATGCAGTTAAGACATACGGCAAATTATATACCGTAAGGACTATCATCGACTCTGCAACTAATAACAAGCTAAAAATTAACCTAGCTAGAAAAAGATTTTAAGAATGGATAATAAGAAAAAAGAAAAAGACGAGATCAAGAGCTATCCAATTGAAGTACAAGAAAACTATTTGAACTTTATAATGAGTGATCCGGTTGCATTTACAAGATGCCAAAACATCTTGGATGTGAATCATTGGAGTGATCGACTGAAGCCAGCAATACGGTATATGTTGAAATTTGCTGACGAATATCGTGCATTGCCAACGCCAGAACAAATCAAAGCGGAAACACACGTAGTCATTACCAAAGTAGATGGGATTCAATCACAACATACTGAATGGTTCTTGAAAGAGATCGAGGGTTTCTGTCGCCATCGTGCCATGGAGAATGTAGTGTTTGATGGTGCTGATTTGATTACAACTGGTCGATACTCAGAACTCATTGATCGAGCTAAAGAAGCTATTACTATTTCGCTGCAACGAGATCTAGGTACTGACTATTTTGCTGATCCAAAAGCTCGTATTCAAGCTGTGCTTGATCGAAGCGACATGATGTCTACTGGGTGGCGCGACTTTGACCAGAAGCTCTACGGTGGGTTTACCAAGGGTGCATTGAACATTTTTGCGGGTGGTTCTGGATCAGGCAAGTCATTATTCCTCCAAAATTTGGCATTGAACTGGGTGTTCATGGGTCTTGACGTGATCTATATCACATTGGAACTTTCCGAAAACTTAGTGGCTGCACGTTTGGATGCAATGGTGGCAAACGTTAGTACCAAGGATGTATTTCGTAAGATTGACGACGTTGATCTGAAAGTGCGTATGCGTGGTAAGCAATCAGGTGGTAGTTTGACTGTGAAGAAGATGCCAGAAGCAGGTACTTCAGCCAACGTCATTCGTGCATATTTGAAAGAATACGAAATTCAAACAGGTAAGAAGCCCGGCGCATTGGTAATCGACTATTTGGACTTGATGTATCCAAACAATTCAAAGATTAATCCAAGTGACATGTTTGTTAAAGATAAGTACGTAGCGGAAGAGATGCGTGCATTGTTTAGCGAATACCACGTGCTTGGTTGTACGGCATCACAGTTGAACAGAGCTTCGGTAGAAGCACATGAATTTGATCACAGCCATATTGCTGGTGGTATATCAAAGATTAATACTGCGGATAACGTGTTTGGTATTTTCACATCAGCAGCAATGCGCGAGCGTGGTGAATATCAGATTCAATTCTTGAAAACACGTTCGTCATCAGCAGTTGGTCAGCGTATTGACTTGAAGTTTGATGTATCGTCTTTGCGTATTACCGACGTTGAAGAAGGCGAACAAATGATGCAAACTCGTGACTTGCAAAGTATCGGGAAAGACATCAAGGGGCAAATTAAAAATCTTGGTGTGAAGGTTGATATCAAGTCGAATGCGGCAGTCGATAACGACAAAGATGGTGAGTCAGCTTCCTCACAACGGTTTGCAATTCCGAAACCAAAAGTGGGACAAGAAATTGATAATCCAAACCGGGTAGTACATGATCCTCGTAAAGCAGCAGGCGCAGCATCACAGACGCCATCAGTCTCTCAGGAACCACCAAAAGCGTCTGCCGTTCAGGCAAATATGCTGGCGATCCTGAAACGAGTGCAGCGTGACAACTGATACCATATCATCCGGCGGCGCGAAATAAATAGATACATATTGTGAGAGCCATCATTATGGACGCACGCCCCATTAGAAAATATATTGAAATCACCGAGTCGTTGATGACCAAAATACCACAGGAATTGATTCCTCAACCTGTGGTTTTTGAGCCACAGGTGCTTGATCCACAGCTTGACGCAGACCTCGAGAAAAAGCTCGAGAGTCTAATATTCAAGCTCAGTAGCTATCAAGACCCCGACATGGGTGAATATTCTGCAGGAGTTGAAGCTGGTATGTCTCGTGCCGCTGATATGTTGCAGAATTTGTTGAATCGTTTAAAAGGCTAAGAAATGGAAAAACAGTTCCGTACGATTATTGAAGCGTTAGGTACCATTGTACCAACTAACAACAAGGAACTTTTTATTGAAAGTCGGGCACAGCAGGTGATTGCATCTGCTCGCCACCTCATTCAATTGCTTGAAAATTCTTTCCCGGACGAAGTGTCCGATGATCTAACAAAGAGACTTCTCCTCGCCATCAAGAATGATGACAGCGAAAAGTTCTGCCGAAAGATGCGACAGCTTCGCGAAGGAAGATAATGTCAAAGAAATTCACTACGATTGAAGAACAGTTAACCGAAGGGTTCTGGGACGCGATCCTCAATAAAGCAAAAAGAGCTGGTCTGGCAGCAGGCGCCGCTCTAGGTAGCAACCATACTCGAGGTAAACTCGATGCCAATACCTTTGCCACTGAACTGTATGACAAGTTCAAATTGTGGCAAGGCCAAACGAA